TGACTAAAACACAGAATGAAGTTAAAATTAAATGGAACAATCATAACGAAAGGCGATCCTCCAACAAAACCCTCCCGCCCAGGCGGGAGGGTGAGTTTGACAGTTACGAAGGAAGATGGTAATACAGTAGTTTTGCCTCATGGCATACCCGATTTACGAATGATCGACAATGAAGATTATGTACATCATTTAATGATTGATAGGAAATATTCAGATGATCATACTTTTCGAATTGCGTTCAGAAGGTTTTTCATAGCTGGTTTCTACAATAATCCGATGTTCATGATTAACAACATGAAGGAATTCGGTTTTAAACGAAATCGTTATTATTTTGGGGAAGGAATAGAAGAAATAATCAACAAATACAAAAATAACTCAGATAGCGATTCAATTGATTTATGTTATAAGTGTTTAGAATGTGTGAAAGATTGCAAATGCCATTTTGCACTGACTGACTCACCACAGCAATTTTCTGGCTCGAACGTTTGGTTAAAATTGGAACCGAATGATAACGGTGATTACAAACTGACAGACATTAAGATATCGGATAAAGATGAATTAGAGTACCAAAATTTGGAATGGATAGCTAGCTTGTTTTTGTTATTAACGAGAAATAATGATGGAATTAATGTGGTGGTGAATTGTAGATATAATAACAAATGGAATTCTGGATTTGACATAGACGAAATGGATAGTAATGACAAACGAACAAAACAAATGTTGCAATTTAAATACGGTGCAGGAGAGAAAAAAGAAATTCCTGAAATGATGACCGGTAGACAAGATTGCTGGAAGAATTTGCCAGGCCATCATGCCAATTTTGGATTTAATGTGCATAGTAACGCACATTCTTTCAAATCTGGGGACAGGGTTGAACATAACATTGATGACAGTTTTGTGCAACCAATAACATTACAACAATTTGCAACAAAATTGTCAATGGCAACCAGAGCAGGACATTATAGAATAAAATTGGAGTTAAACACCGGTTTCATTCATGTAGTAGAAGTGATCTATGGTTTCTGTTTAGATGAAAAAGAAGCGAAAGAGAATGGATATTTGCTTTCAACTGAATTGATGTTTCATCACGACATTCCCAGTTTAATAAAGGAAAGGGTGGGAAAGTCAATCACTTCATCCTATTTAGTGGGGTTTGATCCTGAAGCTGATTTGAAAATGGAATATTTCGATAGTTTAACAACTAAAGCCAATTTGACTCTGGGAAACGTTTATCAAACTGCAATAGCTGATCATGACCTAAGAGTAGTAAACAATTACATAGCTAACATTAAGTACACGGACATTGTTACTTCACAACCAACCAGAGAGTTGAGAAATGGTGAATGCACGTCAATATCAAAATTATTAGTAGCTACAACACAGGAAACTGTTCATGATCCAGACTCCAAATTTTTGTTAGACGTGGCTTTAGCTTACTCGTACAACAATGTCGATAGATCAAGTGTGACAGTCAAGGATGAACTCTTGACGATTATTAATCATCAAAATTGGTTCGAAGGCAATACCGGCAAAGACTATATCATTACTAAAGACCCATGTAAGGAAGATTTTGAAAGTAGTAATTTCGTGTTGATAATTGCCCCAAAAATAAGTAATGACAGAGAGGGAAAAATCAATGGATCAGTAGGATGGTTCAAATGGGAACATGACAAAGTGATTTATAACATAGGAAACACATCGATATGTGATGAAATCGGATGGTGGAGACATTTGTGTTGTGGTGCTATATATGAGAACATTGATGACTTGGATATTACTGTTGTAGCTCGCAAGAGTCTAGACGCTGTTCAAGTAATAATGGCAACTAAATTGAAATATAACAAAATGATAACCAATGTAGCAAATGAAATTTCAATTGAGTTACCGGTAATAGATCAAAACCATATGTTCAATGCCATACCAGTTTTTAGAACAGAGAAAGCAATTATTAATGAAGATTTGTTAAACAAATTGTTAACAAAAAATCTAACCGGTAAAGTTAGTGATGACAATTTAATGGAGTACGGAATGGCTTTATCCTGGTTTTCTTATAGTAGAAGAGGTGTTGAATTGTCTAATGTTAAAATAACGCCGGAAAGAGTGAAATACCATGTGTATTTAGCGAAAATTTTGCAAGCTAGGGAACAAATTAATGACACTTTATTGCGATCTATTGCCAATAATACCTTGAGTAAAGCAGCTTTGGCCATGGCTTCGAGTGTATTCAAAGTTGTTGTGGAACATCATGATATAACGGAACATGAAAATTTAATAAAACAATTAGTGGAAACGTTCTTTAGTCCAATTATGAGAGCAAAGAATGGTGCAGCTTTGCGTGATTTGATGTCTCTAAATGTTAAACAATTAGGGCAAAATTTAACGGAAATAGAAGTATACCAAGGTGATGAATGCATTCATCACGATTTATGTACCTGTGAATATAAAAATTACAATTGTGAATGTTGCGGTTCATTATCGTGTGATCAAGAGGGTGTTTATTGCGATTGCTGTCTGAATGGTGGTTTCGATTGTCCACACGAATGCAAAAATGAACATACAGGGAATAACATTTGTAAATGTTGCAACAAGAACATAGAGGAAGTGTGCTACTGTTGTACAATGAGATTGAAACCAATAGAGTTAAGCGAAAATAAAGTGAATGAAAATGAAAATAAAAATAAGCCAACACAACAACCTTTTAAAACTGTTCCCACAAAATCCTCCACAATTAAGGCCCCACAAATTGAGAACGTCAAAATAACACTTGATAAACACTACACTGAGGCTGAGATGAGTGCATTATTGAGCCAAAATGTTGTAGCCCTCGCTTTGAACAAAATTCCACAAGGTACTCTTGTGAGACAATGCAGGGATAATAAAAAGAGTATGATCCCATTTATTAATATGGGTGAGACAAGATTGGATATTAACAATTATACGATTAGCGATTTAAAGGATGTCACTCAAACAGACTGTGGTGTCGATTGTTGTAAATGGTACGCTGGACTATTGTACAGTGACTCTTTGCTGAGACAAGCAACGGTGAGGACAAAGGGTTTAAATTCAAAAGACATTCATAAATTCATTAATATACTTGATGAAAATTGTATTATTGTAGATGTATTGGGGATGCATGTAACAAGAGTTAATGACACGGATGAATTTTGTGTCATAATACATGGATCATCGGGCATGTTTGAAGCCGATGAAACTAATCATTGGCAAGTATGTAAATTAGCATTGAAGCAAGTGCCAGAAAATTTTTGTGGATACAACATGGGAACGACTACTGAACACGAAAATATGTGCAGATCATTATATAACCTAAATTATAATGATTTGGACAATTATAGCAAGTTACAAATTTCAACAGATTTAGCGAAATCAAAACAAGTGAAAGATATTAAAAACGAATTGTCGTTGTCACTGTCGAACAACGTATTTATGAATAACAAAGCAAAAGTGAATGATCTACAAAAAGGCAAATTTGCTTTTAAAATAAAAGATAAATATTTGAAGATTATCGAAAATTTAATTACATCACTCAAAACATTTGAGCCAACTCCTAAACAAGACTTGGTTTATAATGTGAGTGTAAAAGACATTGTCAATATAGATGTCAACATGACAGTAATGTTAACTGATTTTGTACAACAAGTAAGTGAGTTCTTAAGTGAACCAGGTTTGAAAGGAATGAAACACAATATGGAGATAATGTCACAATCGGGAAAGAAATATATAGACTTGAATGAAAAGAAAATTAAAAATGGTGATTTGATTCTGTTATTGCAAGGGTCGAGATTGACTCCAACATTTGTGCAATTACAATCAGGACGGATGACAATTGATAGTAGAATTAAATTGCAACGGCTCACAATTTACGTGCCGAAATTTAGTTTTATGAGTAACATAATGAAAATATACAAACTAATGAGTATTAACTTCTCAGAGAAAGATTTAGCAGAAGTGATTCAATTGCCTCAATCGAGAGTGGTGTCAGGTTATGGCGGGTCAGGCAAAACGACTATGATTGTCAATTGGCTTAAAACAACAAAATTGACACCAGTGATATTAGCATCTACCACAGGTGGTGTCATCTCATACCAAAATAAAGATGCTACTTTGCAAAACGTCATGTCAAAAGAAAAATGGACATATTTAGAACCAAGACCGAAACATGATGTACTAATAATTGATGAAGCTACTTTGGTGCCGGCTTGGGAGTTGTGTTTACTAATGGACCGAGGAATTCCAGTGATAATAATGGGAGATTTGACACAAATAGGCTCAATTGATTATAGTGTAATAAGTGGGTCTAGATATAACATGGACTTGTTAACGTATGGTTTGAAAATTAGCAACAACATAACAAACCTGACTAATACTTACAGAATTGGAAATCCGTTGTGTCGAGAAATTAGCAGACACCCTAGAATGGAAATGATGGAAACTAATGCGAAACATAAAACTAACCTATTCCTATTTGACTGCAATGAATGGGATTCTAATAAAATAATGAGAATGATTGGTGATTACAAAGTAATACTGTGTTTTTACAACAATCATGTATCACTGTTGAGCTCGTTGTATAGAAATGATAAAAGACGTATATTGACGGTTCATGCTATGCAAGGAGAGGAGGCCAATGACGTTGTTGTCATACAAGCTCCATTGAAAGGAAGTACGGCTAACACTCACTTGAATTTCAATCAATGTATCGCTGCTGCCACAAGATGTAAAGAAAATTTGAAATGGATAAGTGTTGCCTGTTATAGAAATGAAGATAAACTAAATGTACGTCTAGGAGTATCTATTGGTGTGAATTTGCCAGAGATCAATTCTCAACACAAAAAGAATAGTTCTATGGATGAGTTGAAATTTAGAATTAAAGACTTGAATACGTCTGGGAAATTCAAGGATTTTCTTAAACCATCGGACATCGTCGCTAACAGAAAAGATAAATCATTCAATATACCTCCTCCACCACCATTACCAGATTTGTCTATACTAACGCCAAAAACAATCAAAACAAGGAATGTTGATCAAGAAGAAATCTCCGTCAATATTACAGATTCTGATGGAGAAATGGAGGTAATGAATATTTTAGAGAAAATGGAAGATAATATTGATCACAAATGTTTTAACGGGGATCATTTCAATGCTATGATTAATAAACATGCAAGTTTTATAAGCAGCAATATAAATAAATTACCAAATGACGAAATTGTGATAACATTATCGTGTTTTGGTTTGAAAGCGACGATCATAATACATAATGACAACACTATAACAATGGAAGGTGTACCACGAGAACATGAATCCAAAGTACATGACCTGATTATTAAAAGTTGCAAAATCGGTAAGTTGTATGGTGAATCAACTGGTGAAACATATAAATTAAACGACATTGGCCGATACAGAATAAGAATCTTGTGTTTTTGGACGAGAAGTAGACAAATAAGCAATAGATCAACCAAACTATTGAATGATCTACAGGGTTGGCACACTAAAATGGAAGATAGATGTTGTAATGCTTGTGGTCCTTTATTGTTGATTAACAAAAATAAAGAAACTGTGACCATAATGAAAGACTATATGAATAGTGATTCAAGATTAATCAAAGGAAAATATGCTGAACAAGTCTCAGAAGTATTAAACCAAGATAATACTTGGAATATTCTACCGTCGAAATTTGATGATAAACATTTAAGTCATATTATATTGACAGAAAGAATTTTCACATGGTTTAAAGATGTACCAGAGAATGTGTTGACTCACAAAAGTGTTATGCATTACGAAGAGTATAACAACAAGCGGTTAGAAATTGAATTAGAAAGAAAAATGGGCAAAACATTTTCCATTCCAAAAGTGGATAATGCAAATTATTACGTGTTTTATAAAACGTTGTCGTTAACAACCAAACCAATGGTAAGTTATGTCAACGAAGAAGGTGATAGATTATATGTTAACAAACATATAGACCACAAACAATTCGACGATTTAATATATTCATCATTATTAACAATGGAAAAGCACATTAGAAAACATAAATTCAGTTTATTGATCGGTAAAAACTTAATGAAAAAAATAGGTGCAAATGATGAAGATAAACTTACAGGAATGGTGGAAACATTTCAATGGCATAAAGAACAAAAAACAGAAGCTTATTTCAAAATGGCTAACCATCTCGGGAAAAGGGTAGTTTCCCAATTGAAATACCAACCAAAAATAATATATGTGCCGAATGAAGTAGCAACCAGAATAAGAGATTTGACGGAAATGACGAGGCCATTCCAAGGAAGTAATGAAATTACAATGGCGGATGTGTCAATACAGAGTATGGATCTGGTTAGCATAATGTTAATGAATAATACATATCAACATGTACATGCTTATGTTTCTACTTGTTATGCCGGGTACGCTGTAAATTACAACAAACAAGTGACGGTGTGTAATTTCAAGAATGACAGGGAATCGACAATTGAAAGTAAAGTTAATCAACCATTGTTCGAAAGAATGTTGTATCAACACGCCGGACATTTGCCATTCGATAGTGAACAGTTTACTTTAATAAAAGAGCACTTAGATAATAAGAGTTCATTCAATAGTTTCTCTGAAGATAATGTATGTTTATGCAATCCATTTGTGTTCTCTTTTGATGTGAATGAATTAAAAAGTGTTTTCCAAAAACACACAAAAATATATGCATGGGGTACTCCTTACATTGAACAAATTCGAAGGAGTTTTTATATGACTATACCACAAAGTACGAGAGCTTTTAGGATACATGATGACCAATTAAACAGTTTGCTAAGTGGTTTGAATATCAAGAATACCGGATATAAATGGCAAATCAAATCCATTCGGAAGAGTTTGATCATATATGAATTAACCGATAAACAACTATGGGTTGAACCGAGTATGATGTCGGAAAGAAATGTAACCATTTTAACACCAAGAATTTTATTAGATCCGGAGGAGATTTTGAGAACAAAAGATATATTTTCTACCGTGAAAGTAACTTACAATATGTATGCTGTTAGCAATTTGACTAGAAGATTATTGAAACCAGGTACGACTTATGATGACTTATTGGTACAGGCAAGAACCTTGTTGAACAGCACACAATTTAACACGCATGTGACAAGTTCTAGATATGGAATGACGCCATACGAAGCTAAAAATGCCGCAAGACTGGCTTTCTACATCCATAATTACGAAAATTATAAGTACTCGTTTTTAGATTCTAAAACATCATTCTTTTCATTAGAAAAGACATTATTACAATTGATAACAAAATTTATGCCGACTATAATACCGACAGTTAATGGTAGGGAATTTGAAAGTTTGTTAGCCAACATTGATATGGATGTTACCTTCAAAAAAATATTCACCAATTTTTTAAACAACTTAGATAAATTAACTATTAGCAACTTCAATCAAAATAAAACGGTAGTCAAGGGTAATTTCACTCTAAACTGGGATGTCAGGAAAAACGAAGTAATTAAAATACCGAAAATTAAGGAACACATTAAACTATTCAGCAATAGATTGAAATGTTTGTATAACAAAGATTGTGATGAGTGTAATAATAATACAGATTTTAGATACGTGGCAGAAAAATTGTTCAAAAATATAACAAGACCACAAACTCTAAATAACAATTTTTCTGTAATAAAAACATCGAAATGTAGACATAAAACGCCAAACGACATAACGTTGTCTCATTTCGACGATCAAGAAGAAACGGATATGACATGGAGTTTTCTACATGACAATCAACCGACGAGTCATTTCATAGATTATAATGCATTGGATAGCATTGAAGTAAATGACCCGACGGAGCAACAAAAACAAAAATACATTCTGTCGAACAAATATTTTGTGAATAGTTCAATTGTTATATCCAACGTTAATTGGTGGAACAAATTAATAATGAAAGAAGCTGTAAATTGTAAGTTCTATTTTAAAGATGAAATAGACATAGATAGGTTTGAAACAAAGAACTCCAATGAATACTATAACATTGAAGGGAATAAATTATTTAATGACCCAATCGTTGACGATGAAAATTATACTACGTTAGAAAACGAAGATAGAAATTTCTTTGGAAACCTTATTAAATCTCAAGATATTTACACCAAAGTCCATTTACCATGGGACGTTGAAGTTTTGAAAGAAGGTGATCAATTGAAAGAGGTTTGGAATAATGCTTTAATAAGCAACAACAAACTCAAACCAGGTAGAGATCTTCTTGCGATTAATAACACTCATTTCGTAGCAAATGATTTTAAGAAAGGTGCAAGGTTAAGGCAATATCATATAGAGTTTTTAGAAAGATTGTATAACAAGGCCAGAGAAATAGATCGCATGTCAAGTGACAAAACAGTAATTCATTTATATTCGTTAAAAGAAAATAGAATAGAGCGATCACCTGAAATATGCAATTCCAATCTAAAACACCTACACATTAATTTAGGGACGTCATGCGAAAAATTTGATAAGTTAGGATTTCATTCAATCCTGACTACCGATCCCAAGAGATTTGGCGCATCATTAAGAGTAATATTTGCAATGATGTTAAATACATACCATTCCATTAATTTGTGCAGTGGAAGGCCAGGATTGCACGTAATTGCAACGGAAAAAATAAGAAGCGAGTATCAGAATGAAGATGAAAATTTGAACACCGTGTTTTTGCCATTCGCCACATATGGACCCTTTATTGATGGAATGACAATACGAAATAAATTCAATAAAGAAAACATTAACAAATTCTTAAAATCAAATATGAATTATTATTCGATTTATGGAATAGACGAATGTGACGAAGAGATTTTTGATATAAATAAATACTATCAATTCCAAGGTTGTATGTCACCGTATTCGAATTGGATATTCAATAGTAACTATTCTGAAATTATTGGAAGCAAAATTAAACAAGAAATAGAGTGGCTTCAAAGATACGAACATATTATCCCGTTGAAATTTGTTAATTTAAGTGCGTCAGACAGTGAAGTGGCTGGGCCTTATATAAAATACTGGGATAAGAACTGTATTGGAAACAGTAGGTCGACAAATGTCACATGGAACAAGGAAATAGAAGAGTTTGTGAATCAGATGAATAATAAAAGGAATCAAATTTTGGATAATTTGGATTTGCCGGTCGTAAGTAACAAGCTCAAGTTGAAACATGCTCGATTAAGTACAGGTAAGTTCGCAATAACTAACATAGTATATGATCCTTTATATGCATCTGGATGTATAGAAAGTTGTGTTTTCAAAAGTTTAAACGAGTTGTTTAACACTAACGACGTCCAATGGAATAATCTTATTAAAATATTGGGAATACCGAAGTTTGGTAATATAGATGACATTGAAACAACGATGCAGATATTAGGATTAAACTATAGATTGATAGATGTATTTGATGATTGTAAAGAAATAATAATGTCGGAATCAAAGATATTCAACTTTAAAATTAAAAGGAACTTGGATGGAACAGAGCATTGTTTGTTAGTAGACGGTGAATACAAGGAAGAAAAAATAATGTGTATGACTGAAGAAGTGCAACCAGTAAATGATGATGAAGCCAGTATCATATTTGACAAGTTTAATGCTGATCCTTTAACAGAACAAAATGTAGAGATGAGATGGTTTGGTGCATTAAAACATGTTTTGATGAGGCGAAAAAGCATATTCCCAACAACTAAAATCAATAAGGTGTTTACAAACAAAAACGGAAAAGTCTCATTTAGAGTAATTCAAAATGGAATATCAGGAGGATTGTATGCTGTCAGACAAGCCAATGGATGGGTTCCTAGAATTTGTCATAAAATAAATAGCGAAACGATGTTAGCAGATTGGTTTTCACCAACAACAGTGTGTGTATTTTTAGGCACAGTGGATAATAAATTCACCGAAGAGAGGTCTTTCAAAGAAAAGAGAAACATTAATGACCAACTAGGATTTTTGTCCTTGGGTCACAAACAAGATGTAGAACGAGAATTTCCTGGTTATAGTTCGATTCCAGTTAATCAAGATGCCAAAGTTGTGGTGTTGTACAATTTTGATAATGTAAATCATCATGGCAGAGCTTTCAAAAGCAACATTGATGCAAGGAATGTAGATGAGGTATTAATACCGTTAAAAACGAAAGAAGAAAAGACTTTAATTAAGAAAAAATTGGAATTGAAAGGACCAATCAGACCACAATTGATGGAGGGTAATTTGGAAGTAAACGTCGTTATGGATACTAGATATGAAAATATACTATTAGAAAATTGGATAAACAATGACTGCATTGTGTCTAATGACGTATTGTACAATTGTTTTGATGACATACAATGGGAAACAGTTGGTAACAGATACACTTTACCTAACTTAAATGAAATAATCGATGAAAATTTCACAATTGAAAGACACCATTTACCATATTCAAAGTATTCGACAATTGATAACATAGAACAAGCATTGAGCGTGAGTTTGGAACAATGGAGTTCTAACAAACAAGAGGAGGTACATGTTAAATTTGACAACTACTATCATAATAAGCCGGCGATAGAATTATTGTTAGACGATGACGGTAGTTGTACTATACATAATGTAAATAAGTGGTTGTCAGTGAATATAAATAGAACAGGCTTTGGGAAAAGTAACGCTGATGGTGAAAAAGAGTTGATAACTCTGGATGACATTAATGACAGTGAATTTTTTAAACACAAATACTGGAAATTCATTAAACAAACAGACGAATTTGTACCAACAACATCACAAATGAATACAATAATCTCAATCAATTCATTGAATGATGTTCTGATAAGAGAAACCAATGCGCCGTTACAATTAATAACGGGAGATCACAAAAACAATATACTAATAATAGGTAATGAATCAATAACAAACCCAATAAATGGTGAAGTAATAGAAGAAACAACCGCCCCACATATAATGAATTATTGGGATGACGAAACTGCGATGGTAGACAACGTAGTGGAATTGCCGAAAAATGATATAAAATTAAGATCCAATGAAATGTTTTTAAAATATAAAGACCAGATTAAAGGAGTTTACAGACAATATCCGTACAGTAGTCAACCAGCTTATACGAAGAGATATTTATCTGGTTTACAAGCCACAAGTGATTTATATGGAGGAAAGTTAACTTTAAGACAAGTTAAAAGAAATCCAAAAGAAGACGCGGAAAAATTTGCAAAGATATACTTCACGAAAAATTCGTTAAATGAATTAGAAGAAGTTAACATAGATTATAAATCCATATTAGAATGGCTCAAAGAAAGACCTGACAGAATGAAAATAGCCGCAGAATTAGAAGAAATGTGGGAAAATGGATTGTTGCTGGAAGGTTTGGAGAAAGTCAATGTTCACAAAAAATTAGAAAGTAGAATGCGAGATGTTTTGTACGAGGCATTTGATACACGAATGCCAAATACAATAGAAGAACAACGAGTGAGATTAATAGCTTGGCAGAAGAAAGGAATATCGTGCGTATTTGCAAGCTTTTTCGCCCAGATTAAAGAGCATTTCAAAAGATGTTTAAAACCAAATATAATATATACGGATGGAATGAGTCCAAGGAAACTGTCAAATTTGTTGAACAATTACAGAGGGGAGAATGTAACGTTTGTAGAGGATGATCTAGCGAAACAAGACAGGCAAACTGACAAAATATTAATTGACACGGAAATGGAAATTTACAAACTACTAAGAGGTAACAATTCTATAATTGACTTATGGCACACAGTTCACAAAAATTGGAGAGCAAAAGGTATGAATTTAGTATTTGAAGGTACAGAATTAAGATTTACCGGTCAATGCACTACTTCATTGGGTAACAGTATTGTAAATTTATTGGATCACATGTTATTGGTAGAGAGACAAGGTGACAATTTTATATTAATGTTATTTTTAGGTGACGACAATCTGATGGTTATTAAAGGGTGGATAACAGAGGATGAAGTTAAATTGAATAGTGCTAGGCACTTTAACATGGTGTCCTCACCGGTAATAACCAAATATGGAGGCATATTTTTAAGGATGTTAGTGTATATGAATAAAGATGGCAATCTGGAGATAGGACCTGACATTTTGAGATTGAGAAGACGATTTGAAGTCACAAATGGTGTTAGTGAGTTAACAGAAGAAAACACCAAGGCCAGGGTAATGAGTTATTTGGCCATGCTTGGATCAAACACTGTGACTGATGAAGTTGTTGCAAAGAAGAATTTACCTGTGAAATTGGAGAAATGGTACGATTATTCAACGTTAATTATGTCGCTAGCTAGAAAGTATAGAACAAGCCATGACAACATAGAAGGTAGTTTGATGGCATTAGTTAAAATGATGTTGATGGATAAACCAATCGAAATCAAGAAAATAATCCCTATTAGTTGAAAGCGGAG